TGTTCATTTCTTTTCCTTTTGGGTTGTATTGATAATCAAATCGACCAGAAAAACAATTATATTCTGGATAACTGTCGTGAATATATGCATCAGCATACACCGTTTGATATACCAAACTGCGAAGAAATATTTGATCTATTCCTTTTTGATTCAATTGTTCTGGTGCGAGGTGGTTGTGCCTTTGGTGTTCTATATTCATATTTTCGTGCTTTAACCAATCATCTATAACCCTTTTAAGATTGGATATACTATCGAGGCCACTTTCTTCCGTATATATTTTCTCGTTGATTTTTTCAATTAATTCTTTTGGTTTGCATCCCCACATTCCGCCCATTATTGCTTCTGTGTGATATGGATGGTCACGCATAATATGAAAATATTTTCCACTATTTTGCCACTCTAGTACTGCCTCATATTCCCTCGTAGTCAATCTAGAATCTGTATCTCTAAAAATTACATACTCCACATCGTTTTCGTTGCTTACTGCATAAAATCTCCAGAACATTCCCTGCCAATCATTTTCTTTATGCGACATTATAATCACTTCTGTATTATTAAAAGATTGCAACCTAGAAACTATATCCTTAGAGACATCATCTCCAATATAAAACCGACAAATCCAACCTGGATAAATTTCCTTCGCGAGTAATGCGTTTTTAAGTGCGCCTATTGTGTACATGGGTTCATTGCCCCATAAACTGAAACTAATAATCTTTTTCATGCTTTATTCCAATCCATGTAAATACACTCATCTCTTTGACTTAAAAACACAGCGGATTCTTCATTAGCAATTTCGTTCTCGTCCCAAATTTGTCCAACAAAATCATTCCAATCTTGTCTTGCCGTTGGAAACCCTGTATTCATTTCTTTCATTTCTGGATATCTTTGATAATCAAATCTTCCAGAAAAAGAATTATATATTGGGAAAGAGTCGTGAATATGTGAGTCGTTCCATGCTAAATTATAAACAAATGCTCTCAAAAACTTTTGGTCTATTCCTTTGGCATCGTACTCACAATCTTTAAAAGAATTAACTTCATTTTGTTTTGTTCTTCCCCTTTCATTTAAAATCCAAGCGTCTATGATATCTTTCATTGGGGCAATGCTATCTTCAACATCACTCCAAATATCTGCACACTTTTTCATAAACTTGGCCACACGAACTCCCCACATCCCACCCATAATTGGTTCGGTGTGCATTGGATGGTCCCTCATAATGTGAAGACACTTATTTGTTCTTGCCCATTCTCTTACTGCTTGTGCTTCTCTGTTGGTTAATCTACAGTCGGTGTCTCTAAAAATAACAAACTCTGCATCTGGGTCTGATATGGCATAGAATCTCCAGAACATTCCCATCCAATTGTTATCTTCGTTTTCCATAATGACTATTTCTGTGTTAGGCATTTGTTGAAGTGCTTCAACAGTTTCTTTTGGAACATCCGTGCCTATATAAAACTTACAAGTCCATCCTTCATAATGAACCAATGCATTTTCTGCATTTCTTATTGCACCAACATTGTAAAATGGGTCATCTCCCCATAAACTGAAACTAATTATTTTTTTAGGCATGAAATATTCTCTTATGGGTTCTTGATTCTTCTTCACTGAATAAATAATGATACATCACCTTGTCTAGTATTACTTCGTTTTTTAATAGACCAGATTCAAGTAGTCTATCACAATAATCACTATCTTCCCCATGATTCTTATCTGGAAATCCTATCTGTCGTGCTAGTTCGGTGCGAACAGGATTCAAGTGATTGACGGGTCTATATTGAATGCCTTCCTTTTTATAGTGGTCGCCATATTCGTTAGCATGTTTAAATAGCATTATTGCAACACCATTTACATAATACATTCCAGTGAATCCAATACAGTCGAGTTCTGGATTGTTTTCTATTGTTTCAATAATAAGTCTAAGATATTCATTATCTACTTCATCATCGTCATCAACAAAACAAACAAATTCACCTTTTGCTTGATTTAAAACTTCATTTCTTTTTTGGCCTACCGACTTTTCACCACCATCAACATTAACTATAAATTCAACTTTACCAATGTCTTCTTTTCTAATAATATTTCTAAAACAATTTATCAGAGAATTTAAACTATCCTTTCTTTCGTGTAAGGATAATATACCCACAGTCAATAGTTTTTTACTAACCTTTTTATCAATTTCCATTTTAACTCTTTCTGCAAACGAAGAAGCATACTTCTTGGCCAATTCAAAATTTTCTTCTATGTGTGGAAGCATAGTTTTATAAGTTTCTGGTGTGAGTGCATTTATTTTTTCTATAGCATCCTCAACCGAATGAACAACTATAATTCCATCTATATTGAAAAAATCTCCAATATTATCACATCCCCAATAAATAGGAACAGTTTTTGTAATCAATGCATCTATTATTTTTTCTGTGAAATAATTATCTTGTTTGGTGCTTTCTATTGCCACATGAAATTGTGAATGAAATAAAATGTCTTTGTTGTCATTTGGTAAAGGATTATCAGTAAAAGGCATAACTCTTTCTAAATACCAATCTGGTGCGTTGGGGATAATCATTCTTGGACTACTATAAAAATTAATAGGATTTTTTATTAATTCGGAGTTGGGATGGCCCAGCAACCAAATCTCTTTTCTTAATTGGTATCCATCTAATTCTCTTGCATGAAAAGAACACAAAAAACTAGTTTCAAATTTTTTATTATTGTGCAATTCATCAACTATGGGTGCATAATGCCCTATTGCATTTTCGTCATCTATTCTTCCCTTGTTTAACCATGTGGTCCCATAAGGAAATAAAACGGCATTACTACAATTTCTCAAAATCTCATCATCTGATGTGAGTATCAAATCATATTGTTCATGATTGGCAATAACAACTTCTGTATTTTCCCTATTGGGAGAAGAAATGGGTTCGTTAGAAGTTATAAGTACTTTATGTGAATCTTGAGAATCAAAAGAAATATCATATTTGGGGTAAGAAGAAACCCAATCCATGTCAACAATTTTCTGATTGTTGCTAAAACGGCTGACATGAATTTCAACTGGTCTATCAAACTCTAAAACACCATCTTCAAAAAGATAATGTGCATTGTAATGAATTGCGGGTATACTCATGTTGTAACTTCCTTTTCACTGTACCAAAGGTTTGCTTCCTTTAATCTATTTATCTTATTTTCTTCACCTATTGTGAAATTGACATGTACAACTGCTTCTTTTCCCGTCCTTGTTTCTGCTTCATTCCAGTATAGGTGACCGTTCTTTACAAAATCTGTTGGGTAAATTCCCCAACCGAGTTTAACTTCATCAATAAATTTAAAATCTTTCGTTAGTATTTGAAAAATGATTTCTTGGTCGTACATGCACTCACTTCCATCCTTACCATACATCTGACTTAACTCAAAATATTTTTTAAATAATTTATGAACCTTCTCTGTATTTCTTATGTGCATAAACCCAGTGCATATTGCCATAAACGGATTGTCTGATGCAAATACTATATCAACTTCTTTATCTTTTATCTGTTCGTTAGAGAAATTTATGAATTCTGTTGGATTGTATCTGAAGACCACATCGCAGTCGGTATAAACCAAAGAATCTTTATCTTTTAATTCGTTTATAATAATTTGTATCTTTGCTTCCGTAACTCGCCGAAAATCCCCTCTACCATATTCATGAAAGTTGCCACCAATACCAGACACATCAAACAACTTAGTTTTACATTTGAACTTACTTATTTCTGAAAATGAATTCTCGTCTAAACAATACACTGTGAATTTTTCTTCCATATTCAATTCACGCAAACTATAAAGAAGATTTTGACAAAGTTTTATTGAACCAGAAGTTGTAAATGTAATATAATTCATTGGTTTAACTCCTGTATCTTATCAAATAACATATCGTCTGCTGATTGCATGTTCTTTATTCGTTCCATATTATCTTTAATTGCATCTATTCTATTATAGTACATCAATGGACTTAATTGTGATATTATATTATACATCTTATCTACATCGCCGTCAAGAAAAATAATACCATCTCTATTGAAATAATCACCTATTGACTTTGACCCATAATAAATTGGCACGGTGCCAGTTGCAAAACAATCTGTGATTTTCTCTGTAAAATATGTGTCGTATGAATCATTCTCCATGACGATAGAAAACATATAGTCATTTAATGCTTCTGTTTTATCATGCCATACATTTCCTGTATACCCTTCCAGATTACACCCTGTCTTTGCACCAAATGAAGTTCCAATTATACTTCCATATACATCTATGGCAAGTTCATTATTTGTTCTTTCTTTAATCTTTTCAAACAATTGGTGCCTCTTTTTATGACCCTCACACATGTTTTTTGAAGATGAAATAAATGAAACCCCCATTACTTTGGTTGGGGCAATGTAGTTGAAATCGTCTATCCACGGAAGATTACTTCCTGCGAAACAGAAATGTATCTTTTCATGCCGGTCTACAAGTTCCTTGTCGCAGGTAAATATTGCATCATAAGAATTTACAATTGCGGGAAACAATTGTTCATGGTCGAACGCCTGCCGAAGATATGGTACAATTGCCCTAGACTCGCAAAACCATGCATATCTTTTTTTGCCTTTTGGAATTGGCACATTAATTGCTTCCATAATGTGATAATCCATCCACACTTCTATATCTGCATCATCAGTTGTCCATGTAAACTCTTTTGGAGTTCTATTAGAACAAGACGATTGATGAACACTAAATGGCAGACCCATACCTTTAATTTTCATTCAACGTCCCCCGGCGATTGCCATTCTATTAACTCTTCTGACATACCCAAACTTCTCAAAGATTCTTTCTTTGTTTCAGAATCAGCAAGTCCCATAGTAATTATTGTGTTTTCGTTTGTGTGTAGTGGCCAAGTACAGTATTCTGGACCGACAAACTTAATATCCATTTTATTTATAAACATAGGAATCAAACTGAACAGTGGTTCATGGTCAAACACACCAATGGCACCTTCAATAATATCCTTTGTTGTTTTTATCCATGCATTGATGAATTCTCTTGCTTTATCTGTATTACCAAAATATAAAGGGGATGCTTTCATGCCACTTAATTTGCCATTTGCCGTTGCAACCACCATATCGATAGATTCATCAAATGTATCAAACATATCCAAAGATTTATGCAACCGACTGTCCACATCCATCCATAACAATGGCTGTTTAAATTCATCCAACATATCTAAAATAAATTGTGGTTTGCTTAGACAATTCAACTGATAAGAACCCATCGATTCTTTGTGTTGAATGCTACATTGAATATCCAATGTTTTACATTCTTCTCTTAATCTAGTTGCATTGTCTGAGTAATAAGTTTTTTCTTCAATGTCACTGTAAAAACTTATCAATAGTGTTTTCATAATATAACCTCATTTTAACTGTTTCCTATATGATATTTAGGTATCATTTCCCACTCGTCTTTATCTTTGTGGGAGATAATCTTTATTTGACTAACTTTTGCCATTGGTTCATCTTCTTCAAAATCTTCTATCACCGACAACAACCCCCATTCGTCCAACAACTTGGCAATAGAGTTCCGTCTGCCGATATCATTATCTGATATGTTTGAGTCGAGTCCGTCCAATTCAAAAAGTTCTTTGAAATGCATAATAGCATATCTTCCCCTCTTATGGAGGATATGGCAAGATTGGTATAATTTCTTTTCTTTTCTTGAAGATACTCCCATTCGGGTAAGAGTTTCCCTTACTTTCAGAAAGTCATCATCAGAATTTAATTTTATCTCTACACCTAATCCTTGAAATATATCTTCATCATCATGTTCCATAATAATCCTTTGCTATAATATAAGTTTTACCCATTATATAGGGTTTTACTTCCCTACACCATGGCCATGAAGATATTCGTCCATCTCTTTGATTTGTTCGGGAGTCAACAGTTCCGCAACTTCTTTTGCTTTGGCATCAGAATAATTATACATCTCTTTGATGATTTCAATATCATCTGTCATTTCTTTCTTTAGCCACTTACTGAATCGTTTCCGTTTTCGGATAGAACTAGAGAGATAATCAAATTGCATCTTGTTTGAAATCTGTGGGTGTTCGTTCATGCTATTTGCATATAGAATGGTATCAATAAAATAAGACAAACACCGATTAACTACAAACGGTGCATACTTCTTCTCTACCGTTTCGTCTTCGGTATCCATCAAAGGTTTCTTTGAATGGTTTATTGCATTGAGATAATCAGTCAGTTTCATCTTCAAAAACCACTGCTAATACATGTTCTCGTCTAATAACATCAAAGTCAGCATGAACTCCAATTCGGGAAGTCGCATCATATAATACAATACTTCCTGTTTCATAATTCACTGGTTGAATATTTCCAGATGCATCAGGAGTTCCGTCACCCATTGAAACAATCTTTGCTTCAATGCTCGTACTGTCTAAAATTTGACTCTTTTTAATATAAAGTCCGCTCTCTGTCAGTTCTTCTTTTTCATAATCTATCTTCTCTAAAAAGATAAAATCGCCTTGTGCTAATATTTTTGTCATATCTACTCCATTATAAAATTGTTAAGGGTTTTTGGTTTAAAAAAATTTGAATATTTGTCAAATACTCTAACATCATATTTAGCACTAACCAAATATGAATGAAAATTAATAATTGATTTACTGTTATTGACTACTTTATCTAGTGTAACTTCTGAACCTGTACGGAATGTTCCATCTTCTCGTAATCCAACAGCATATGATGGAATTTGCCATATCAACTGCCTGAGGGGTGTTAGTAATACATGATAAAAATAATCAAGATGTTCTGGACCAACTCGTTCGGAACAATATTCACCGTTTTCTTTTTTCCTACATGAACCAATGGGTTGAAATGGAAAGTTAAATCTAATATGACCTTTTCTGTCTTTCTTGATTATCTTTTTAACTTGAGCTGTTTTCCATCCGTCTGTCATCTCTACTAATATGTCCACACCAGAATCAACATTCGGTTCTGCGACATTCTTACCATTTGCAAGCAGATAACCTTTAACTATATTCTCGCAAGAAGTACCCGCCATAAGTTTACCATTGTCAATACTAATTATCGTCAGTTCTTCATCTAACAATGGTGGCATCAATGGTAATGATTTTTCAGCAATCACTTAAATTCACATCCCATCATAAGTTCGACAATACATGCCACTAGATTAATTTCTTGGTCTGCTACGAACGCAGACTTGTATTGATACTCTGCAAGAACCAGAATTGCTTGAGGAACTGATGATGATGTAACCGCATCATACAATCCGTCATAAATCTTTCTAAACAATTCAGTTGGTGCATTGTCTAAATTCTCGACTGCCCATTTCCTTGCACTGGTGAAGTCTTTACTTTTCATATACCCCATTAGGTCTTTAATGTGTATCTCTCCAATTGTAGTGAGAATACCAACATCAATTGAACCCGCAACAGAGTATCGTTGCAATTCATTAATCACCCTTCGGAAGTCGGGGAAGTGTTTCATGATAACTTCTGCAACTACCTTCTCATCATAACCAATCTTCTCTTGTTCGAGGATGCCCTTTGCCCGTTCCATGAATTGTGATGCCAGTTTAGGTTTCTCTGACTTCGGAATGGTAAACGGAATGCAAGTGCATCGTGAATGAATCGGTTCTATGATTCGGTTCTTGAAGTTGCAGGTTAGAATGAATCGGCAATTGTCACTAAATTCTTCGATAAACCCTCTGAGTGCGGGTTGTGTTGATTGAGCATTTGAATAATCAAACTCATCAAGGATAACAATCTTTTTTCCACCACTAATTGAAACGGTACTGGCAAAATTACGAATCTTTGTTCGGAGTGTGTCGATGTTTCCATCTTCCGAACAGTTAATCATAATAAAGTCTGTATCTAATTCGTTACATAGTGCCTTCGCAATTGTTGTCTTACCACAACCCGCACTACCAGAAAGAAGTAAATTTTGTGATTCACCTGCATCTACCATTTGTTGAAAGGTATCTTTAATGCTTTGCGGTAGAATGCAATCTTCAATTGTTTGCGGCCTATATTTTTCGACCCATAAATATTCGTTCATTGTTATCTCGTTGTATCGTATGGTGTGAGAACATCAACCACGGTCTTATGATGATTTTCGTTGTGTAGCATCATTTCATCCAACATAGTTTCAAATGTATATTTTGGTTGCCAACCTAATCCTTCTCTAATTTTGGCAGAGTCTCCCTTTAAATCATGAAGTTCTTCTGGTCTAACAAATTTTTCATCGATTACGACATAATCTTTATAATCCATGTGAAGTTTACCAAACACATGCTTACATACATCTTCGACACTGTGTGAAATTCCAGTAGCACAAACATAATCATCTGGCGTATCCTCTTGTAACATCAACCACATTGCTTGAACATAATCTTTGGCATGACCCCAATCCCTTCTTGCATCCAAATTTCCTAAATATAATTTTTCTTGTTTTCCGATTGCAATATTGATTGCACCCTTTACAATTTTTTCTGTTACAAAATTAGAACCTCTTCGGGGAGATTCGTGATTAAACAAAATACCATTAGATATAAACATATCATATGCATTGCGGTAGTTTTTGCATATATTATAAGCAAATACTTTTGCACAACCGTAAGGACTTACTGGAAGCATTGCGGTGGTTTCTCTTTGGAATCCGTCATCGTCAATACAATTTCCAAACATTTCTGACGAAGATGCCTGATAAATTTTTGCTTGTGGACAAACTAATTTGCAGGCTTCGATAACATTCAAAACTCCCAATCCAGTTACCATTGCCGTTTGAATAGGCACATCAAAACTAACTCGTACATGAGACTGGGCTGCCAAATTATATACTTCATCTGGTTGCACCTGTTGCAAAATGTCAATCAGTGATGATAAATCTGTTAAATCACCATAGTGTAAATTTAACTGTTCATAACAACTTACTAGTCTGGATGTTTGATTTTCTGAAACGGAATTTCTTCTTAATATTCCATGAACTTCATATCCCATAGATAATAAAAATTCTGCTAAATATGACCCGTCTTGGCCGTTAATTCCTGTAATTAATGCTTTTTTCATAATATATGAACTCCGTATTCTGATAAAAACCAATTAATGGTTCTGCTTAATCCTTCTTGAACTGGTATAAACTCAAACTCTGGTAAACACCTCTTTAGTATACTATTGTCTGATGGTTTTTTTAATTGCCCATCTGGATATTTGTCATTATAAACTATGTTGCCCTTAAAATTCATTTTGAAAGCAATGGTCTGTGCTAATACTGCCATACTTATTTCTAAATCTGGTGAAATGATAAACGGTTCTGGTTCATCATAATTATGCAACACCCACTTTGCAATTGTTGCAACATCATCAACATAAACAAACTCACGATATGCTTGTCCTGTTCCCCACAATTCAAAATCGGTATCGTTTTTATTTGCTTCATAACATTTACGAATAAGTGCAGGGACTACATGGCTACTATTCAAATCGAAATTGTCGTTTGGTCCGTATATGTTACAGGGAATAACCGTAACGAAATTACATCCGTACTGTTCCCGATATGCTCTACTCTGGACTTCTAACATTCTCTTTGCATACGCATATGCATAATTGGATGAATGTGGTTCTCCATTATGAATTTGGTCTGGTGAGAGGGGATAGGTTGCTTCGTCAGGGAATACACAGGTACTCATAAACGATACAACCTTCTCCACTCCACATTGTCTTGCGGCCTCAAGAACATTAGAATTTATAGTGATATTATCATAAAAAAATTCACCCTTGTGTTCCATGTTTGCTTTTATACCACCAACTTTGGCCGCGCAATGTATGATGTGTGTGATTTCATTTTCTTCTAAGTAATCAACGATTGTAAAGAGGTCCATCAAATCAAGTTCATCACGATTGGGTTTAAAATCGGCAGTAATCGAAGAACCAACAAGACCTCCACCACCTGTAACTAATAATTTCATAATTTATCCGTTATATTTTGAGTCTGTTTCTAGTGCAATCCAATATACAATATCGTATGATGTATTTGTTAATTGGCTTACACCCTTTTCACTAATAACAACATCGTAATCACCAGAAATCATTTTTAAGTTCTCTACTTTAAAATAGAAGTCAAAATCAGCATCTGTTGTTACATTCTCCAATGTAATTGAAAATGTATTGCTTGTTGCATCATTTTTATCGAGAACTGCTAATTCAACCTCTGAACCATTTGAACGAACGACCAAATCTGAAAGTTGCATCACGGAAGCCGCCTTTTGAAGTTCTGAAAAATCTGATTGTTTCAATGTAAATGTAACAACACCATCTGGCATGGTAACTTCTTTGCTTGTTGTGGTTAATAGTTTTGGCTCAGAATAGTAATATACCACTTCCGAAGAACCACTAATAATCTTTACAAAATTTTCATGGAATTCAAATTCGGGTGAATCAAAAAGAGAAATTGTTCCCAATAATTTGTTCAAATCCCAAATGCCGAACTCAACATCAAAATCCTCGGATACCGATGCTATTGCCATTACATTCTTTACAGGAGAAACTGTTGTTAAAACCTTTCCTGTCTTTACTAAAATATTTGAATTGATTGCCGAAAAATTCTTTAAAATTTCTAAAGTCTTTTTTGAAATCGTTGTAGTTGTTGTAGTTGTCATAATATAGTTTTCCTTGTTCTATTGTTCGCCGTCTACATAATCTTGATACGCATCGACATTGACTGTACCATCCATTATACCACGCAATGCTTCTTTGTCAAAGTGTCTTTTTGATTTTCTTCGTTGTTTTTTCTTCTTACCCCCCGACTTGATTGCTTTTCTGTCTTCAACCGAATCTTCACCCTTTCTTCTTTTATTGTTTTTTTTACCCATTTTTAAAAATCCTCAATTGAATCTATTAAACCTTTCATTTTATTTTCAATTAAATATGATAATATCTTATTTCTATGGCCGCCATAATCTTCATTGTAGTTTTTCAAAATATTCTCTATAATATTTTCTGGAATGTACTTAAAATCTATAAGAATTTCATTCCTGTGCCAATGATTCCAATTTTCAACTTCCCCTGCAATTATTTTATCACTTGCTTCTTTTAATACCTTCTTTGTGATTCTACTTTGCCGTTTATCATCACAAACAAAGACATCATCATCAGACAATACATTTGGAATTCCGTCAGAAGCATCACCTCGTACAATATGTTCCATTAAGAAGTTCTTTGGGTTTTCACACACCAACATCTCCCTTTTAATCGGACTATATTGAGATACTGAAGGATATATTTGTAATTGTTGAAAATCTTTATCACTTGAAACTATCAATATATCTTCTGCTTGCCAATACTCTCTACAAATTACTGCTATAATATCATCTGCTTCTGCATTTTGAACGTGTAGCATTTTATATGGAAAAACTTCGGCAACTTCTTTTCTTATGACATCCATAAAATGATGTATAGAATCCCAATCCATATCTGATTTACTTTTTTGGGTCTTTCTATTTGCTTTATAGAATTCAAACACATCTTTTCGCCAAGACCTAGAATCGTTACAAATTACAAGTTCACCATATTTATTGTTGAACTTCTTCCTGTACATTCTATATGTGTTCAATATCATATGACGCAATAGATTTTCATCAAGTGTATCAGATGATTTTAATAATGAAAATAAATTGGCAATTATTATTTGATTATTATCAATTAAAATCATTTAAATTTCTACCCACTGGAGTGATGTTTTATCGTCTATAAATTTATAAAGTTTTCCAGTAGAAGTATCAAACCATTCATCTCCAACAGAAGGATTAATTGGTGCCGTTGCATTTTCAGTATATTTCTTTATACGATTTTCTAAAAATTCTTTCCATCCAGATTTTACTCCATGTTCAGGTGAACCAGATTCTACCGTTGTTGTTCTTAATGCGATGTATAGTTTTCCATTCTTTGAAACAACATCACCTTCATTATATACAACAAAACTGCCATCTTTGTTTTTAATTTTCCATTTTCGCGGAGGTTTCATTTTTTCTTCATCTTTTCAAAGTTGTCTTGAGTATAACCCATTTTGGTTGAAATTTTCTTCTTGACCACTGGTTTCTTAACTGCTTTCTTCTTAATTCTTGCTTTTTTAATTAATATAATTTTCTGGTCTGCCCACATCCTCATATATCTTCTGTCTTCTTTATTGGTATTTCTTTGTAACCAAAAAGATTTCTCAACAACAAACTCAAACAAAGAATTTTTATTAAACTGAATCTGA